GCGAGTTTTACCTAGAGGTGAGCACATCTGCTCATTTAGAGTGTGGTTACACACTTGACTAGGGACACCTAGAGGCGTCCGTCCCCAGAGGACAAATACACGCAACTCGAGGAGTGCAGAGCGGTCTTAGACTTCTTCTCTCCAACGGAAACGTGTGCGCCCAAGCTGGGTGCTGGTTTAGGGACCGGGCGCAAAACCGGTCCTCCTTACGGAGTTTTACCTGTCCGCTCGTCTCAGCGGGTCTAACGACCCTGCTGATCCGGCGTCATCGAGCTCACCGCCCAGTATGGACCGTTCGTACTCTTCTCGTGCAAAGTAGCGACCCGGCTATCATTAAAATGATAGGCACGGACGCCGTCGCCGTTGATGTGCATGGCACACAAGCGGAGCTTGCCGAGAGAAGTTCGCGCCTTCATGGCGCGCACATAACGTTCCAGCGATGCCGGCGAACACGCAATGAAGACACCAAGACCCTTGGTGCTAATGCGTAGATCGTCAGCGGCCGCCGCTGCGACCGCAGCGTAGCCCATCGAGGCCGAGGGGAAGAACGAGCTGATTAGGCTCGCGGCGCCCTTCGTGGCTTCGATGCCGGTGGTGATGGTCTTGATCGCTTTGCAGGCTTCAGAGATCGCGCCGGAGACGTGGTAAAGACCACTTGCCTCCGTCGAGAACTCCGGTGCTGCGTAGTTCACAGACATGCGACCGCCGGTCGAGGACAACTCCACGACGACTTCGTCTGTATCGACGACAGGATCGACGTTGAAGTAGGCCTGCTGACCGGCGAGATGCATCGATGTGATGTTCGCACGGAGGTTGACCCAGCCTTCATAGACCGTGTCGACGATGAAGTCGGCGATGTCGGTGTTGAGGGCGTCGGCGATCGGGTTGACGGATTTCCACGTGTTACGTGTGATCGTCGAACTCGTGCCGGCACCGTTCTCATCGGTGACGTCCTCGAGCAAAACCTCGGTGATTCGACCGGAGTCGCCCAAGGGGTTGAGGAGGTTGAGCGAGTTCGTTGGCTCCATGAGCTCAATGTCATACTCGCAAAATACGTCACCGACAATCTGGTCCGCTACGAGACCGGCAGCGCCATAGTTGGCACCAGCGCGGATCGCGAGCTGCAGATTGCCGAGGTCTGTGAGACCAAGAGCGCCGACGAGAGCCGACGAGCTCTTCGAGGAGACGGACGTCCAGCGCCACTCACGATCACCGAACTCGATCGTGAGATCACGATAGAGAGGACCGGTAGCAGTACGAGAGTGCATCAGCATTGTCTCGATCGTGCTTGAGAGTCCATCGTTCGGGTCGGGGTCGAGCGCCATGTAAATGGCGCCGCCGGTGCCTGTAGGCGCCGTCGTCCGGAAAATGAACCGGAAATGACCGCGCCACTTCTCGAAGCGGGACGCGAGTTCAACAATGAAGTTGAAAAGATCACCGTTGGTCGGTGTGACAGCGAAGGCCGTCGGAACACCGTTGCCAAAGAGAGGCGACGGAGCCGACGAGCCAGCGACTGCTGGACCGAGGTACTCGCGATGTTTGAGTCTCAAACAGTTCGGTTGAGACGCGGGAACGAACCGTGGTTTGTTACCGCCTTCCGCCTGTGCGTACGAGACGGGAATTCGCTTTTTAAGTGTTCGAGCACTGCCGGGCTTCGGCTTCGTGGTGGCCTTTCGGGCCTTAATTGAGTTCTTGCGAGTCATGGGATCCCTGTCGCAAGACAGAGACTGTACATCTCGCGCTACCACAGTGTGGCGCACCCGTGCAGTCGTTCGACATTCCACTCCTAGGAGCTTAGTACGGAAGTATTAAGTCACCATGTCCTGGTGACACCGTTTTAGGCGCTGAGGCGCGAGACCCCACGTATTTATCGTCTACTAGACGGGTATCTGGCGTGGATTAGGCTGAGCTGGACGACTCAACCATCACCTTACTTAGGGCATCCACCATGCCCCGGCGAGACTTAGAGACCGGCATGCGGGCAGAGGTTAAATCTCTTGGAGTTTAACCATCTGCGCCACCGCACACCAGTCCCGTCGGCGTTACGAAAGAAGGCAGCAAACGTGCTGCCACCGATCGGCGCCTTGCCCGAGCGTCTCATACGCTTGAGCAACCTCGCGGGTGTTGACCCTCCCCAGGGTACGACAGCTTGACTTAGACTGTCGTAGAAGTTCGTCTGAGCCGGCCGCTGCATCTGTGTGACGCGCAGGCCGTTGCTCTTGATCGTGTGCTGGACAGCGCACGCATAAGCGAATTGCGCGACTGTGAGACGCGGGTTAAATCCCTCGGGGATACCCACGCCGAAGCCGCCGTAAGATTGTGGGAGGAAGAGGGTTCGACCCTTCGCCTCCTTGGATATAGCCGAGCCGTGCAGGCTCAGATATGATCGCAAAACATTCTTACGTGTTCGTCGACCGGGACGACAGTCTTCGAGGAGTGTGTTGATCACCGCAATATGCGGTGCTTTCTCCAGCTCTTCGTCGACGCCCTCATCGGCCTCCTCACCTTCGCCCACTCTTTCTTGCACCTTGTTCTGACCGAAGAACAGGCCGGCGTTAAAGAAACCAACCTTCCACGGTGTCGACCCCTCGTTCGACAGATCATAGTCATAGGAAATCGAGTTGATGTTGGCATAGCGCTTATGGAAATAAGTCTTGCCGACGGACATCTCGAGTCCGATGCGCGTGCCGAGGCGCGCGTGATCGTCGAACTGTGTCTGCGTAGCGCAGAACAACAGGTCGTCGCCGTTGATAAGCACTCGTTTGAGTAGCTTGTAGACCGAGCGGTCCCGACTCTTCATGCTCTGATCGTAGAGCGAGTCGAAGCACCCCTCGGGTCCCTCGTGGGGCGCGCCTAGGACTGTTAACAATGTCAGTCCCAGGTTCGCCAGGCACAGGATCGGGAACGACATAATCGAACCCATCAACTGTCCAGTCTGTTGGTCGACAGACTCGAGCTGCACTCCGTCGCACACAGGATAATGGATCCGGTGCGGCGCGAGCACAGCAAGAAGCCACTCGAGTTGGCGGTCGTCAATCATGCCGTCAAAGATGGCAAACATGATGAACGCAGACAGCTCGGCGGAGAGGGCGTCGGTCGACGCTTTATAGTCTCCGCTGAACCACGAGTGGTCGCCGTCCTTCACGGCGATGTCGATCAGGTCGGTCGCGCACGCTTGGCGCCCGATCAAACGGAAGCAAGGCATCCGGCGCATCACGGTGTGAAGCGCCTTTTGTGCAAATTTTCCGAAATAATAGGGCGCGGCAGGTCCTTTGCTGATGATTCTACATTTCAGCGGTTCGAGAACCGCCTGAATCTTAGCATCAAATCTGCCGCCACTCGTTTGAAAGTCGAAATCCGTCGCGGATTGGATGAACTGAGGCCACTGCTTTAAAGCAGCGGCATCGAAATACTCCGACCGCACTGAAGGAATATCGACCTTTAAATCAACCGAATGGCCCGACGTAGAACCGGCGAGACGGGTCCTATAAGACCGTCTCACCACGTCGTGCTGGCGATCCGACATGCGCTGAAAGAGCGCAGGATCGTCCTCCATTTGGAGAGTGTTACTCTCACGAGGCTTCCTGAGGTGGGCTTCAAAACCCGCCATCTGAGCATCGGCGCGTCGCTGCAAATACTCCTGGAAACGTTCCAAGAGTTGGCCCTTCTGGCCACCCTGCTTTCGAGTGAACTCGAAGCACGCGGATTCGCTAGCAGCGTGAGTCATGCCGCTGGACTTTTTAAGTTCCTTTGGCAGATCCTCACGGATACGCTCGATCACCGGATGCAATAAATACATGATTGCGTCCAAAGTCTCTTCGTTCTCGAGGATTGGGTCTACGCCGAGCATCTTCTCGCGGTGTTCCTCATATGATTGAAGAACAAAACCGGGAGAGAGTGGCTCTGCGGCCCTCTTCGATTGGAGGAAGGAGAACCAGAGGTGCGTGTTCTTGCGACAATAATTCAGTAGTCTCGACCGAGACCACCGTCGCCACGCGCCAGTCGGCTTAAAACCGACATCCGGCTCGCCTGGAGCGTCGTTGCGTAAATACAGTGCCATTGGCACAGTCAGAACGTACTTCGCCCTCTTAACGAACTTCGCCTCGTCATCGCAATCGATGTACTTGGCAACTTGCTCGACAAAGTTTATTATGACTTTATCCGGGCATTTGTGGTGCATGAGAACCACCACGGGGCCTCGCAAGAGGCTGCTGACGCGTTCGTGCGTCGGCTTATATCGGGACATCCCGATCAAACGTCGAAAGTTGTACGCCCTGGGCGTCGCTTTTTGAACTTTCTCACGAGTATCCTTTGCAAGGATCTCTGTGGAGAGCTTATCTAACCAATTCATTTTGTT